TAAAATGCTCAGGATTATTCATAACTTCTTCAAAAGATATACCATTATTTTTTGCGTATTGCTCTACAACGACTAAAGGGAATCTAGCTACATGTCTAATTGGCGATGATTTATCAATACTTATATTACGAAAATTTTTTACATCATCCAATATTGGAGAACAATCCTGAGTCTTTTCAATAACAACTTTGTCATGATAAAAGTGTTCTTTTTCTTTAATATCAATCATTGTTTCAAATCCATGGGTAAAGCACCGCATTACTAAATAGCAATACGATGCTTATACTTTATGTTAACTTAAATCGTGCACAGCACCATTTGCAGCTTCATTTAATGATTCAAGCGTAAGCTCAGTAACAATAGCCATAGCTGTAGAATCAGAATTTTTAGGCAATTGGATCTGCTTAATATCACGCAAGTTGGCAACACGCCATGTGTCCATCTGCAAAACATAAACAGACGATGCAGGCATATTGTATGCAGGAATAATTTTTAGCATTCCATTGTCAGAAACATACATATCAATATGCGCTGTATATTTTGTAACGTTTGCGTCACGATAAGGCGTAGTATTAAAACCACTAAATGCCTGCTTCTTGCTAAATGAGCAAAGAATAGTGTCAGGAGTACCACCCTTTGACCAAATTTTAGCTATAACATCTTTTAGCTGAGATTCAGCAAATGGACGTGCAGTACCATTTTGTCTTGCTGTATTAGCACTTCCATAGTCTGGAGCAGCGCCACCTGTACCCATGTTTAAATTTGCCGCCAACCAACCATCAACCCCACGAAGTTTTATACCAACGGACGATGTAGCTGGTTCTACTCTGGAGCCAGTAAGTAAACGTTTTTCAATATCACGCTTTAACTCTTTCATAGTGCGCTTTAGATTATTAGCTAAAGAATGGATAGCGCCAGCACTATTGATTGCCATTTGAGTATCAGAAACACCAATAACTTTTTTGAAAATTTGTGTTTTGTTATTCAAACGCTTTGGAACAGCCAAAGTCTGTATATCAAAAGAATCTGCTTCTAGAGCTGCATTTTCTACAGGCTCAGCAAGAGACTCAACGCCCCATTCATGCAAAACGTTAGCAGAAGATGTCTTTTTGCATGAAGAGTAAAATGGCGTCATTTCATTGCCAACGGTGTAATATAAATCAATCAAATTTTCACGGTTTAAAACGCCGTTTGTAGATACAAACGTATTTGCATTAACAGCCATTATCTAGATCCTTCCATAAATAGCGATATGAATGCTTCATCGATATCTTCCTCATTACGAGTTTGCTTATATCGTTTAAGCGATTCTTTAACCTTGTTTTCTTTAACTTCAGTTGAGTAAGCTTTTTCTACTTTAACCGGAGGAGTTTTCTGTAGTTTTGCAGCTATTTCTTTTTCGGCATTTTGTTTTTGCGCAAGCATTTCGTCATATAGCATTGCCTTCCTGGCTAAAACAAATTCACGATGATCCATCATGCGTCCCATGACATCTTGATCATACCCATTGCCTTCTAAAAACTTATGCAACTTAGTTAGCTCAGCACTACGATTTGACTCGTCTTGCCATTCCGGAATTTTTTCGAGCAATAATCCAAGTTGTTCATTTTTAAATTCTGCAATTTTTTGAGCTTGTTCAGCTTCTTTAATTTGATTAAGACGCTCATATTCTTGCTGTACCTCTTGCTGTTTAGCACGGTACTGATTAAAAATATGGCTTTGCCTAACGTATTCTTCTGGAGAATCTTCAGCGAGTTTGTCCCAGTCTGGTTCGTTAGCCTTAACCAAATAGTCTAGCTCTTGATAGTACCGCTCTAATGCCTGAGAAAGCCTAGATCGCTCTTCTTCTGCAGCACGTCTTTGGGCTGCTACTTCTTCTAGCTTTAAAGAAGCACTTTGTGCCTTTTGATAGTGCGCAATAAGTTCGCTTTGCTTAACTTTTTTTTCTTCGCCATTGATTTTTACCGTTAGCAAAGGCTCAGGGGCTTGCTCAACTTCTGTTTCTTGTGTGCCTATTTCTGGTTGGCGTTCCGCATCTTTTTCTTGCGGATTAGCTCCATCTTCGGTCTTCCCTGTTTCTGTATCGCCGCCATCTTCTTTACCAATCATGCTTTCAGCTAATGCTTGAAAACGTGAATCTTCAGAGTCTTCTATATTATTTTCTATAATAGAATCGTTATTTAAATTTTCTTCCATAATTGATTACAAATCCTCTAAAACGTCGTATAACGTTGTTTTTTCTTTTGTATCAATTAACTTTATACATTTGCCGTTTTCGTCTTTTTCACATTTAAACAGATGTATTTCATAAACAGGAATAGAATTTTGTGGAACTGTATCAGATGCGCCTATTCTTAAACCTATATGGTTTTCTTTTTTCCACATAACAACATGAGCGCCGCTTTGATTTGATTTCATTAAAATTTTTGCATGCGTATAAAATGGAACATATATAGCATTTATATCAGATAAAAATCTTCCATAATATTCCGTAGTTTTATCAGCAACAGATAAATCTATATTATTTACTAATTTTAAAATATTATCTATTAACGATTCGTCCGCCTGGCAAGTGGCAGGCTTCCCAGTTTCATCAACACCAAAAAAATAGGAATAAGCTCTGCTAAAAATTGATGGCTCTTCTATCTGAATAATTTCATCATTTTTTCTGCCATTCCCATTTCTTTCAATGCGAATTTCGCCATTTCCCCCGTCTGTATATGTTGCTCCAGACTCTTCCTCACTTGATTTAATAGTTTTACTGCGAGCCATGCGGTTTCTCTTTCCTCTTTATTAGCAGATAAAGTATTTTGCCAACTTAATATAATGCTTTTATTTACATCTTCAAAGGCCTGTTGTAAATATTTATTATTAAGTAATTCTTTTACTTCATCTCCCCGCTTAATTCTATCTTCGAATTCAATATAATCTATTTCTTGTTCCATTTTAAACTCAATTTAATTAAATGTTAATAGGTATTTGATTTTCAATATTTAATTTTGCTTGAGATTTTTCTCTTTCTAATTCTATCTCAGCAATCATTTTTTCTCTTTCAAGCTCTATTTCAGCTTGCATTTTTTCACGTTCTAATTGAATTTTAGCCATAGCTTTTTGACGCTCTAATTCAAGCTTTTCTTTTTCTATGGATAATTTTTCTTGTTCTATTTGTGCAAGTTTATCTTCTTTACCTTGCATTTGTTGCATAGATGGATCAGTGAAATAATCTTCAGAGCTTGAAAGGCCTAGATTTTCAGCAAGTTTTAAAGCTGCTTTGTATATGTTTTCTGGCGTTGCAACGCCTATTTGTAGCGCTTCTTTTTGAATATTGAGCAATTGCATTATATGACCTGCTATTTGATCTTTATTTCCAGAACCAAGGCCAACATTAATAGAAACATCAAATTGTGTATCCCACTCTCTAGGATCAACTTCAATAAATTTATTGTTTAGCCTAAACATTGTTTTAGTATCTTGATACTGGCAAACCAATTTAAGCATTTTCAAAAACATAGGTTTAACAGCGTACTCCGCAAATACACGCGCTATCATTTGTATACGCATGTCTCCACGCGCTGTAATAATATTTACGCCTGTAGCTGTCTGGTTTAAAGAATCTGATGATGTACCCTGTGAGTAGCGCGTCCAACCAGTTCTATTCTCTTTTGATGTCTCTAAGAACTCTAACATTGCCATTCCGTTAGCAATGTCTGGCTGTCCAAGCTGTAATGGTGTTATTGCAGTTTGGTCTTGTACTGTCACCCAAGGCGAAGGTGATACTAATTCGTTGTAATCTACTTTCCCGTTTAATACTGCATATCTTGGCCTAATAGTGCGATATAGCCCATCTAGCATTGCCCTGAGGATAGCTGTCTTGCTTTTCTGTGGAGACATAGCTAAATCTGCGACAGACAAGCCATAGAATGTATGTGGCAAAGGGATAGGAGACACAGCAACAAACGGGTGAGCATCAATTTCTACATTTTCTAGTATTTGATTACCAGCAAGTACAATTTTGCGCCACTCTGCTATGCCATCACCGTTTACATCTATCTGCATGTAACACTCGGCAAGTGTCACACGTTGCAACGTTTTGTCTATGTTTGACCTATCGTTAAAATCTACTTCGTAATCATTTTGGAAAATTGTAGAATTGCTATTTGCCTCTGAGTATGTTGTTTGCTCTGACGTAATTTTATCTACGTTCTTATAACCAGAAGCCCTTAACTCACTCAATGTGCGACTTACTTTGTGGCATAAAAAATCAGCAGATTCAGTATCATGCGCTCTGCTAGAAACATAAAAATCATTTGGAGGAACGTTTTGCACAACAACGCCACCTTTGGATAATGAACGGTGGGCAACAACATCAAAATTGCCGCTCATATCGCTAGATGCTTCTGTTATTTCTACGTTTTCATCATTGTCTAATGCAATTAGCTGCTCTTGCGTTAACCCGCTGTATCTCTCTACCTTTTGTACTTTTTCAGTATCCCAAAACACTTTAACAACACCAGTTTTTTGCAGCAAAGCATCTTTGAACAATGTATTAAGTACTTTAAAACCTTCATTTTTTTTGAAGAATAGATAGTTAATATATTCAGTAGATTGTTTTGAGGCTTGCTCATCTTCTGGATTTTGAGGTGTAAACTCTACTGCTTTGGACCCTGATACAAAAATATTGATTAACGATGGCATCATCCATTCAATAGTGTCTGCAACATCTGTGCTAACTACTGATGATTCCCAATCATGTTTTCTTGCAAAATCCCCTACAGGCTCGCCAGAGTAATAATCTAGCGCTTTTCTTCTATCAGTTTTTACTTTTGAAGAATGATTCTCAGCATCTTGTAATGCTTGCTGTACTCTTGCTTTGATTTCTGTTTCTTTCACGATTCATACACCGTATAGTAAGGTTTAACGTCTTTTTTAAATGCATTAGTAGAAATTTTGTCTATTGACCTAGCCATGCCATCAAATGCATCTACAGCATGGCTTGTCCAATCATGCAATGGATGGTCTTTATATACTTTTCTTACAGCGTCCCACTCCCTACGGTATTGTGATATCGCCTCAACACCATTTGAGCATTTGCTGCTATCAAAAACACATCTTGGAAGGACAGACCGTATAGCGTGAATAGCTTCTGCTTTAGTCTTTACACGAGGAACTACGGATACTTTAAGGCCAAGAGATTCAAGAGTTTCTTTCCTACTCATACCACCTGCCGCGCTTATGTCAGTCACCATGACATCATGAGGCAGGAAATGGTCTCCATAGCTATATGTTTTGCTTCTTAATTGGTCTACATACCAGTTTAAAGGTTTGCTTGTTGCTTCCAGGTAATCAATTACCCTAATTTGCTGACCTGCAATCTGCCAAAACCAAATTGCGGTAGAGTCTGATACACCCAAATCCCAGCTTGTATTAACTAAATATCTTGGGTCATATGGCACAGAGGTAATGCGTCCATCTATTTCAGCGTTGGATATTTCTCTAGCAAAATATGTCCCAACGAGAGCAGCGTTAAAATCGCATAAATACTCTTGCCTGAACAAAGATTCGCCGTCCTCTGCGCCATATTCTCTTACGTACTCTGCTTTTTCCTTATCTAATTCTTCTTCGCTTAATCTTCCTGTTTCTTCAGCAGTTAGTTTTTGCACAAACCATTCTTTATCATTCTTTGCTTCTTCAAACATCTGATAACAATGGTTTTTGCCCCTAGGCGTAGTAATAAATACTGCCCATCCACCATTTTCACGAAGGATAGGTCTCAAATAAGCCCACGCCCTAGGGTCTGCTAAAGCCCATTCTGAAGCAGTAATGCCAAGAGGTGGGCTACCTACCAACCTATCAAATCCATCGCTTCCTACAAGCTGCCAAGTGCTTCCATTAATAAACTCTATAAACATCTCGTTTTCTAAAGTTCTACGCCTCAAAGCTAATGGGAATGCTTCATCAATTCTTCTTGTGCCCGTTGCTGGATTTACAGCATTCCAAATAGCTTTACGGCCCTGAGATGCTTTAGGCAACATATGCCAGTATGTTCCTACACGCTGCATTACTTGTGTGGCAGTCCAGTGTAAGCAAATATCATCTTTACCAGCCCTGCGGTGCCATATCAAAATAGCTCGCTTTATTCCCGCCTCTAATGCATTCCAAGCCTTAAGTTGATATCCTCTAGGCTCCCAGTTATTCGGTAGAGTTATGTTCATTATCTTTTATTGCAATTTTGCTGCCATTAAATGATTTAACTTCAACAATAACCTTTTTATCTTCGCTATTATTTGCTTGCCCATAATCGTCTTTGAATCGGCAACCCATACGACGCACCCATACAAATCCATTGATTGGCTCACTAGCAACCAATTTTTTTTGTAATAAATCTTCCCACCATGCCATTTCATAAAACTTTGCAGTAGCAGCAGCTTCTTTAAACTCTGGATATTTGTCTATCCATTCAAAAAATGTACTTCTCCCAATATTTAAATCTCTAGCCATTTGCGCTTGTGTCTTTCCTTCTCTCCCAAGATCAATAACTTTTTCACATAAACTAATATCATATTTCATCTTATTACCTATTGTTTACATAAAGCATTAAGCTAATTGCGTCAGCTTCATTATTATCAATTACATTAAATCCTTTTGAGTTAACGTATTTTATCATTTCTTCTTTATTTGCATTCCCTTTGCATGTGGCATATTTTTTTATTTTAGCAACATGAACGCCAACATAAGGAATGTTCTTATCTTCAGCCCATGACATTAAATGGGAAACAAGGCCCCCATATACATGGGCTGCATATACTCCTTTGTGTCCTATAACTTCCTCATAAAAAACTTTATCTATTTTATAATTCTCATAAACTTTATCTAGCCAATTTTTAAATTTTAGGTATTTTAAACCTGGCTTGTTTTTTTTATTTGTAGATAATTTTTCAACTCCCGAATAAATTTCATTGTTCGAAAGTATAGCCCATCCAGTATAAGTGCCAATGTCCACATAAAGCGATGCCATTATATAATCAACATGTTAATATATCATTTTCAACTAGAATATTATATACAAAATGAAATACACAGAGGAAGATTATAAAAGGATAAGTAATGTTATATCTATTCCAAAGAATCAGATTAAAGTTATTTTGTCTTTAATGGATGAAGAGAAATGCGCGGGAGATATTGCATCTGAAGCTAAGATAAGCCAGCCTCACGCAAGTTCAGTGCTAAAGAAACTAAAAGAAAAAGGATTTATTGCTAAAGATAGAAGAGGATGTATGATTTACTACAAAATATGCGATGAAAAGCTAAAGTATATTATGCAAATTGCGCTTCAATAGAAATAATAAAAGTGCTAAAATGCTGTGCCCAACATAGGCGGAGTAAAGCATCTTATGGAAGACATAGATAGTACTTTGAGCATGTCTGAAGTTCACGATGAGATTATGCGACGTGAATTTAAAGCGCTACGAGAAACATCTGTTAGCTATATGGTTGAAAAAATCATGAATTTTTATCGTAACGCAGATGGATCAGAAAGTTTTGATGAAGAACTGGAAAAGTTAGCAGATAGAAACCCGCTAAATTTTTTGGCTGCTATGGAGATATGCAATTTAAAAAACATGATAAAACCTAAATGCTAAA